TCTGCTGCGTGGATTCTATTCATTTGCAATCTGTAACTATATTGTAATCGACATAATCTTTATTTTTTGTTATAAGCTTATTCATTTCCATTTGCAATAAGAGGGATCTTGAGATCGTTTGCGCCGCATATACTCTCTTTTTTGAGTGCGTCGTTTCTCCTTGTCTTTGTCGTCGTATTTCTTTTGGGCGCGCAAGCGAGATTTTTTTCCCTTTGGGCTTTTGCTGTATCTTTGTTGCGGGGTGTCGCTCATATTACCATACCCACACTATATAATCCTCTTCAACCGGCGACGGGAGAATGTCGTATTGTTTCTTTTTCATTATGAATTTAATAAACTTATAGGAATGTTATAACAGTCTGCTTTAAAGGTAAAATTGTTGGCCGGATCGATCTCCCCCTTGCGGTGGAAAACCGCTTTCTTATAGAAGTCTGGTTTACTAATTTTTCCAAGGTACCACGCTTCTTGGAGGGTGTTCAGAACGCTGACAAAAGCATACTCGTCACAGTCTTGTCTGGTGTTAAAGTCTGCCACCGAACATTCGTAGTGGGGCTTTGGTGCTACTGTGCGTTCTTTGGTTTTTACATCGACCTTCATATTTTGATAGACGATATCATAATCGTAAGTATCTTTGATTTCCCCGTTAAGAACGTTTTTGACAACCTCTTCCCCAATGTAGGCCACTAAACTGCCTTCTCCTTTGCGGATAGAATTGTTTAAGAGGGGGAGCTCTTCTGCGCGAGCTTTTACTCTTTGAATGGCGCTCTTGCTAATGATGAATTTTTTCACTGCTCTAAAAAGCTCTCCATACAAAACTCTTGACTTCCACAATGGTCTAAGTTTGGACGCGTTAGGTCCGACTTGCGCCCGCTGAAGCTTCGATTACAGATAATCTTGAATGTTTGGTAGGCGGCAAAGTCTTTTTTATTTTTATAGTAAATGGTTTTCGACTCTTCTGTATTATAATTGTGCCGAGCACAGTAATCCTCCACTACCCCACGTAACAAATGGTCAAATGGGAGTTGGTTGTTTTCTAGAAAAAATAAAGGTTTAACAAAGCTAAAGTCCGGAATAAACTCTGCAAAAGAAAAATTGTTGCGATGAAGAAAGGAATCATAAAAGGGGATCGCCAATAAAAGGTTATTAGTCCAGTGTTCTTTTAGGTCCTTGAAAGTTAACCGTTGTTCGTAATCACAAAATGCTTGAGAGTGAATCTTGTAAAGCTTTTTGCATCCGTGATCATTTTTAGCGAAAATGATGACCTTGTGATTTTTCTTTTTATCATCTTCGTGAGAGTTACACACGCTGAGTCTCAAGCCAAAAACTAATTGAATGTCATGCTCATCACAACGTTTTTTTGATTCTAGAAAACCATGAAAATTATCCTCCACCAAAACTAGTTTGTCGAGATTGTTTTCAATTGCAATTTGAATAACGCTGTCTGCCCCTCCCTCTTTGATAGAAGCGGGGTCAGTAGCGGTAAGAATAGACTTCCCGATACTGTAATGAGTTTTAAACAAAGGTACCATACCCTCTTAGTATAACGGTTTAGACGGGAGTGTCAAGGTAATTCCAGCGAGGACACCCAGCATAATGAAGTTTTTTTATAGAAAAGCTGTCTTTTTTATTTTTTAATAAAAGCGCATAGTTTTCCGGAAATTCTGTCTTAATAAGCTTGTCGTCTTTGTCGAACAGGCCATAATAATCAAATGGAAATTTATAAGCACAGTGCCACATCGGCGACCCGTCTTTTTTAAGCTGTCCCGGATATTTGGCTCTACCACATGCGATAGGGCCACCAAAACTACCATCCGTAGGATTCGGTTTGTCAGCAGCGTATGAATTGATAGCCGAATAATAATTAAATTTGGACAGGTAGCGTTGGGCTTGGGTGAGTTCTATTTCAAATTCTTCAATTCTTTTATCCGAAATTTTGCGCATCTTCATGATACCCTTGGGTTTGTTTTTAGAATCCAAATCAAATCTTAGAAAAACGAACTCACTGTTTCGGCTGGAAATCTCAGGGAAGAGATATTTAACTGCAATGCTATAAATATAATCTTGAAGATTTCTTTTCTTATCTTCCCCTTTAAATACTTGTTTGCTTGTTTTGAAGTCTCTGATAAGGGCGCTCTTCTTTTTGTCGTAAATAAATAGCTTATCTATAAACCCTTTGATGGAGTAGTCTTTTTCCCCTTCTTTAATATGCATATCAAATTCATATTCAGAAAAAGACTCAGATGGCTTCGCGACCTTCTTCCCAAAAAAATCATACCGCAACCCAGCTACAATCATTTCTTTAATCATTTGCATGTTCTCTTCGTCATCAACCCCGAGGGGGATAGCCGTTTTAAGGATCAGCTTTTTGATGACGTCTACAGCAAAAGGATCGTTTTGTTCTAAAATAAGATCATAGTAATGCCTTCTTGACGGCTTACCAAGGCATTCGAAAACCAAGTGACACACTGTCCCTCGGGAGGCGCCGTCGTTAGATTTGTCGGGCAAACGTTGGTGGTACTTGCACCAGTAAAGCCAAGAACACATTTTTACTGTTTTAAGGCGACTGGCGGATAAATATATTGGTTTTGTTTTAGACATCGGTTTCCTCAATGAAATTTTTAAGAAAATTTATTTTTTTATTTCTTTCTGTTTTATTTTTTACTATAGTCGCCCCCTCTTCGCTTTTTAAAATAGAAAGTATTCTACTTGTTTGCTTGGGTTTATCTAAGGGTTTGTTGTACCATTGTTCTTTAAAGTTAATATTGTTTGTCTGCATATCTCCGAAATCGTTCTCTGTGGGGAGGTTGATGCGAAGCTTGTTAATGTCAAAATAATTTAAAAGCTTAACAAAGATTTTAATTGCTGCGCGAAGTCCTACATTGGACGCGTCATTGTTAGTCGCGATAATAATCTGGTCTAACTCTTGGGCTAGTAAAAAAGAAATCTGTTTTGAGCTCAAATCAAGGCCCCCTGTCACCAAATGGTTAAGGAACTTGTTTTCTGTCAGGGCTAAGCTGTCCCCGATACTTTCAACAATGATAACCTCTCTGCGCTCTTGAATGCTTTCTAGAAAAGGAAAAGTATTTGACCCCCCTTTTTTTCTGTTAAAACTAGGAACACATATGGGATAGAGCCAATTAGACTTGCGGCCTACGTGCTTCCATTTCGGAAACCCAGACTCGCTGTTCCAGCGTAAGTGGCGCCCGGTAAAACCAATGATTTGAGAAGGGTTCTTTTCATCAAAAATAGGAAAAACAAATCTCCCGTTAAGTTTCCCTGCTGTAGCCAAGCCTCCTTTATAGAGCTTTAGGGTTAAATCTGAGACTCCTTTATTGTTATAGAACTTAAAATGTGGCAATAATTTGGATAAATACTCCAAAGAGTAGGTTTCGTCCATTTGTATTTTAACTTTTTGACTCTCTTTTTCAAAGGTACGGGGCACCTTTGGCCCCCCAGAAGGTTCGATATATTGGGCCAAAATCTTTTTGTCTGTAGTGCCTAGGGCTTTTTCCACTAACGCTTGAAAGGGAAGAAAGGCGGTATTCTCCACGTAATCTCTCCACACACCAGAATCTTTGTATATTTGAATGGCTGTAAAATTATCACCATTGCGCCACAACGCATTGGTTTGCCAGTAGGCGCCGCCGTCGCGCAGCTTGAACCCTAGTTCTAACAAAACTTCTTTGATCTCCTCAGTTTCCATTGATGTGGGCGCTTGTTATATATAGTCTTTTCCCTTCTTTATCTTTGATGAAAGCGTTGGGGTAAGGGGGTGTGAGCATTCGAATTTTATTACAAAGATATTCTCGAGTTTGGTTTTGTATTTCATCGAGTGTGATTTCGGAATCGGCTGGTTTGCGTCGCTTAAATAATGTCGCCGCAGAGTGGTCTTGCGGTTTTAAATTATAACCATTTTTCAAAAAATCACATGTCCCAGCAAAGCCAAGCGTAGTCATGCGTGAAAAAATGTCCCCAATGTTTCCTTGTAAAGACATGGGGATTTGGCGGATAATGTCCCCCTCATCCAATCCAGCGCTCATTTTGAAAATAGTCACCGCAGAGTTTTTCTCACCGTTCAGGATTTGGTTTTGTAGGGGGCTTCCTCCACGATATTGGGGTAGAGGGGATGGGTGTAGGCAAATACAATCATATTGTTCTACAATAGATTCCGGAACGATCCAACTCCACCCATACCAAAGGATAATATCGGGCTGAAAAGTCTTAATCTTAACGGCACAAATATCTTCAGCGGGGTTGAAGATAATTTTAAAATTATATTGCGGCAATGCGTCGGCCAACATTTTGTATATCTTCAATGCCCAATCCCTATAGGTAATACATAAAATCTGTTTTGTCATGAGAGGGGTAATGTTTGGGGCGCATCGAAGCGAGGGATTTTGAGTAAGTTGGTATCAGATGTTATGTTTTCAGCGTCAGTGGTGTACGCAAATTCACAGTTATACGTTTTTGCGTAAGAAACACTGTCGTCGTTATAAGACCCTTGAGGGTATGAAAAAGAAAGGGGGGGTGCCGAAAAACTTGCGGCATAAAGCAAAGACTCTTTGATCTCTTCTTCTTGGTTGCTTAAGGATGCAAGGCTTGTTGAGGTATAGCCGTGACCTCCCACAATCATACCACACTCGGCAATATGCCCAACCTCCGCAGGGGTTAAATAAAAATCAGAACAAAAGTCTTTCTCGTCTTTTGTTATAAATTTAGCAAACAGCTTATCTGTAATCATATCTCCTGTATTATGTCGCCGTAAAAAATTAGTAACAAAAACCATTTCTTGGGACCACCAATTATCAGAATGATAAGAAACTGAAAAAGTATTCCACAGGGCATCTCTTTCGCAGGGATCTGCGCCCATCAAATCAAAAATATTTTCTACTACCTTTTTCTCAGAAAGGGTTGCTAAAATAAACTGTATCTTATGGGCTCTTATAACCTTTCGCTCTCGAATCGCTAACGTAGGTATCAGAAAGGTTGCCTTCAGTTTAGCCTCGTGCAGCATCTCAGCTGCTAAATAGTGATCTTTAAGGCCATCATCGAATGTAAGGATGGCGCAGTCCCCTTTTAAGTTCTCTTTTAAATGTTGGGGCTCTATCACTGTATAATTTTCAGTGATAAATTTTAGCTGGCATTTGAATTGCGACGTAGACAAAAAAGAACGCAGCTCTAAGCGACGAGGGTAGCCACCGTATTGTGGGTTCCTAATGTCGTGATACATGAAAGCTTTAATCATACCTTTAGCGCAAAAGCTCCGGAATAAAATCATCAACAACATTATTCTCCCCGTCAAGCTCTTCGTTAACATTTAAGGCTTTGACCAAGTCTACCATATCTCCACGCTCTTCCACAGTGAAACCATCCATTTGAAGGTTAATAGCATTTTTGCGAAGGGATCCATCAGGCATTCTCACAGGATTAATAGCTCGCATATAATCTGCCCCAAGGTGACGTGATTTAACATTAATAAGTTTGTGGTTGCCACAGTTAGGTTCAGTGGCCGTTTCTTCTAATGTTTTTTGGCGCAAAATAAACATGTGAGAACAAAATTGAGTAATGCGATCAGATAGCGAAACAATGCTCTCGTCGTCTCTTACGTCTTGAGGCTGACGAACGTTGACAATACCTTGGCGATTGCTCTGGACGGATGTGATCATTGGAATGACAGGGCCCCCGTCCGAAAGAATTTCTTTTTGGATGGTTTTTTTAAATTTGTCTATCATTTCGCCAACGATTTGCCACTCAGATTTAGTTCCGTTGTTTTCGAAAGTAGTTTTAATATAATCAAAAGAAAATATCATCGGGTTTCCTCTGCCAATTTTAGAGTAATAAAAACGGCGAAGGGTTGCTATCATGGTATCTACACCCATCCCACCAACGTTATAGTAGTAAAACTTAATGTTTTTAACCTGCTTCCATACAGAACGAACCTTATTTACTGTTTCTTCTCCAGCTTGTCTCCATTGCCCTGTTTCAAGCAAGTTAGCTGAAATTCCACTTAGTGCGGAACATTGGCGAATGATAAGCTCTTCCTTGGACATTTCACCGTTATCAAAATGTAAAATAGGCACATTATACTCAGAAGAAACCTTGGTGCAGAAGTCCATACAAAAACGTGTCTTCCCGACCCCTGAGCGGGCCACTATGACCGTTATATTGCCCGGCCGCAACAAAGACCCGTAAAGATCGTTAAGGCGCTTGTAGGGGCTCATAAGGCCAAATTCAGTAACAGGGTTGTTGCCTCTCAGTTCGATCCATTCTTCCATCTCGTCTGAGATATTGACAGGACTGCTGGCGCCAGCATCAAAGAAGTTAATTTTTTCATTAAAGGTATTGTCTGCGCTCTCTATTATCTCGTTATAAGGAACGGAAGGGGACATTTTGCGCATCGAATCGGCCACCTTCTTTGCCCCCTCAAAAATTTCTCGCCTAACAGTGAACTTTTTGAGTTCTTGGGCTATCTTTTCGATATTGTCGGGCGAGACTTTACGAAGGGCTAGGGAATGAATATAATCTGAAATTTTAATATCATTGGGAAAGCTGATGTTAAGAGCGTCAACTCTTTGAGCGAGCAAAACCTCGTCCATTTTTTCCGCGTTCTCTAAAGCTTGGCGCAGGACATAAAAGATAGTCTTATTAATGGCATTTTCGTCTGCGCAAAAATCATTCTCGTTGATAAAAGTGGCAATGTTCCCGTATTTGTGCGGGTATTTAATCAACCCTGCAAGCAAGTGCTGTTCGAGCTCTAAGGAAAATATCATAGAACTACGACCTTACACCAAGAAAAGAAATAAGTCAAGACATTAAGACGGATTGTCTTCTGAGAGGGCTTTTTCGCCAAGCTCCATATCATCCAAAAATTTTTCCAAAGCCTTGCGGAGCCCCATCTCAACAATTTGGGAACCGATTTTGCATTGTATAAGTGGGCGACCATCTTGAGTAACGTAGGCTAAAATAAAACCGCCGTCGTCGCCATCACCTGTGAACTCGAAAAGCTTATCAAGGAAACTATTGGGAATAGTAAATTCTTCTATAGGATGATCTGAGATATTTTCTTGCATTAATTATAAAACATTTACACGTGTGGTTGAAAAATAGACTTATGAAGCTCACTAAAGTCTACGTTGCCCTCATGTACTTCAAGGAGCTTAATAGTATTAAGGTCACAAAAGGCCAACTTCTCGTCGTCTCTTTTTAATTGATTTAAATAATTTATTTTATTTTTATTGTGGAAGAACTTATTATACTTGGTATGTTGTTTTCCTTGTACTTCTATTGCTATGTTTTTGGTAGCGTTATAAAAATCCAAAGTTAAACGAGATCCCACCACAGGAAACTCCTCAAATACAACATCGCCGTCCCAAAAAACTCTTAAAAATTTTTTAACTTTAGCTTGAAGTTTGCTGCGACTTCCTTTGTCCCAATCAATCAAATAATTAATTGGCTTTTTAAGGCGGCGACGCTTTCCAAGTAGGGTCTTAAAGGTCATCCTAAACAGAAATCACCATCTTTTTAAAATAATCTACAAGATGCTCCTTGGCAGCTGGATTTTCTTCCAAAAACTTATCAAATTGGTTTTCGCCTTGTATTTTTTGAGGAAACTCAACCTTGGCTTCTGACATTATATTAAGTAATTCTGGGTCAAATTCTATCCAACCCGCTCCCTTTCGGTGGGCAAACTCCCATAAAAACAACATATCTAAAATTTCTTTTTCTATCCAAATGCTTTTTCCTCCTTTGCGCCCGTAAAGGATAGGGTATTTAATGACTGCGTTAGTCTTTTCATTGGGGCTCTTTTTGACTGTGATTTTAGCATAGTGGCCAATAATTTTATTCTTTTCGGGGTCATGCTTGTCTCCCGGTTTCTCTAATATCCAATCTTTTTTAAAACGAGGCTCAAATTCAAGAATAAAATTAGCAAAATGTAACAACGCATTACCTCCTGTAGCCGTTGTTTGGCGAATGGGGGCCTTCGTGTAGGGATCAAGTTGGATGTCTGCTCTAACTTGGGAAACGAAGATAGCCATGTGCCCTCGTTTGGTCAAACCAATACTAACACGCTTCATGAAGTCCGCAGCAATAACGGCCCCCCCCGCAACTTTTCTTGACTCTTCAAATGTTTTGAGGGTGTCTCCCTTGGTAATTAAACCATCCACTGAATCCAAAATAAAGCAATAGCGGGTATCGCCTGTGTTTTTTCCAACCAAAAGCCGTAATGCCTCCACTACGGTTTCATAAATATTGCATTCAAACACAAAGCAATTACCCGTATTCCATTCGTCCTCATCAAAAACAAAGTTTATACCGGAGCGAGCTCTCATTTGTTTGGTTAAACGCCCTTCGGCTTTAATGTAAAAGCCTCGAGAATTAGGGACTGTTTGCAAGAAGTTTTTCATCACCTCTAGGGCTTCGGACGTTTTACCACCTTCGTTCACACCTGTAAAGCGATGGAGGCCGGGTCCCAGCCCTCCGCCTAGCTCAAAGTCCAATATTAAGCTCCCGCTAGATACTTGGTAATCATAGTTTTCTTCATAGTTGTAGTGATCTTTTTCGGTGGATTTTAAAAAAGATTTAATTAAATCGTTTGGGGATAATCCTTGGGGTGTTTCTTTTTTTGTTCTAGCCATTGAGAAAATCTTTAAGTGTTTTTGGTGTTGAAAGTATGCGGTCGTCGCCTGTTTTATCGCCTAGCGTAATAGGGGGCGGGGAGTGAATGTCTAGGTGAAATTCTTGGTATTTGTTTTGCAGCATTTGGTTATAGGGCAGTGCATAGAATTGAGCAAAACTGTTAAGTTGTTTGCCGAAGTTGGCTTTGTGCCAAAAGTCTTCATTATTATATTTCTGCATCAATCTTTTCAAGATCATCATTTCTTTTGCCCAGAACTTTTTTTTATCGTACTTGGGGGCAACGAGGTGTTTTCTTACAACATCCTGTATTCTGCGTTTATTTTTTTTAGGCACGTAGGTATTATAGACCGCCTAGGGTTTTTAGTCAAACAAAAAATAAGGCCCCACGGGGCCTTTAAAATTTTAAAATAAAGTCTAGAAACTATTCCGAAGGGGGCACAGGAGCTATTCCGCTATTCCCTATATCAAAACCACAACCAATAATAAAGCTTTGAACGCCACTTAAAACAGCCTCAAGGGATGGATCCGTACCTCTAATGGAAGTATGAACCTCTGTTTGTATATGGTTTCCCGTAGGCTCAATGTCGTCGTTGCGGCTAAATTGATAGCTCTCTTGCATTAAGGGGTGTAGTTAGGGTTTAAAAACTTACGATAATCCGCTTTAGGGGCCTTAGGTTTTTTAAACCAAAGATTATTAAGATTAAGTTCTTCTTTAAGCTTTTCCCAATCAACAGGCTCTAAGAGCTTGGAGTAGGGGGCGCTCTCAAGAACTCCGTCAAAAGGAGCTGGCTTAAATGCTACGGTAGGGTATTCGGCAGCGGTGGCGTCAGTTGAGGCTACTGTAGAAATAGTGAGGCTGGCGTTTTTTTTGTCAAGCTTTTTGTCTTTCTTTAAATAAAAGGTTTCGGCCCTTTTCTTTTCAGAGGGTTTTCCTTTTTGGAGCTTCTTAATTTTGCTTTCATCATCTTTGACGGCATCTTTTTCGTGCTCTTTCTTTTCCTTTTTGGTGTCGCGATCAAGCTCTTTTTTATCTATCTTCTCCCACTGCTTTTTGGTTTTAGCTGAGGTGGGTTCATCTAACTCGGGGTAATCAGATTTCCCTTGTTTCATACCACCCTTCGACTCGTCTTTTTTGCTAGACTTTTTATCGTCTGATTTCTTGTCGGAATCTTTCTTGTCGCCGCCCTTTTTCTTGTTAATCATCTCTAGAAACTTTTCTTTAGCGGCTTTTTGCTTCTCTGAAGCGCCGTCCGATTCGGAGACCTGCACCCCAAGTTCCTTTGCTTTCTTTTTGATTTTAGCTAACGCCGACTTTTTGGCGGCAGCGGGAATCTTGGTTTGGTTAAGGCGAGCCAAGGCGTTGCGCACATGGGCCGCATCAGGAATGGGAAGGTGGCGTAAGGATCGCGGGGTGGTCTTACCTTCAGAATCTTTGGATCCACCCGGAGAAATGTAGGCAAAATCAGAGTCAGGGAGGTTATTAACGTCTTTGCTGCTTAGCTCTTTAGCTTCCGCTTGCCTGCGGATCTCAGAGGTGAAATCTACCTCTACCTCGATTCCGGCTGGTAAATAGGAGTCTGGATATTTCATAATACAGCAGTATTTACACCTTTTTAAAACATTTTGGAAGTTTTTCTTTATTTAATGGGGCACACCCCTCCTGCACATTCTAGCCCTTCAAGTTGCTTGCCGTTAGAAATAGCTTGGGGCTTTATTTTTTTAATGTTTTTCTTAATTTTATTGTATTTTTCTTTGTCTATCTCCTCGTAGGGGGCTTGGTCGAAACCGTGGTCTTGGTGCAACAAGAAAGACACGCTTTTAATGTTATTTTTATAGTTTTTGCTGAGCCATTCTTTAATATCGTCCAGTTCTTCTTTGCGATAATAAACCGTGCAGGAAACCGCATTATCTGACCACGTTTTTTGAATTTGTTTAACAAGCTCGAGCTGGTCAATAGCAGACGTATCTTTAGCTAGCTTGGCGTCAGCACCAGAGGTACAAGGAAATTCAACTAAAACCGTATCTCTATTCAAGGAGCCGTCAAAGTTTTTAGTATATTCTACATGATATCCTAAGTTTTTACAGGTCTCTACTAATTGGTCGTCACTCGACATACGGACGCGG